CGCGACTGGCGCTACTTCGTGCGCATCGCCAACATCGACTTCAGCGTGCTGAACGCTGGTGACGCTGGCGCCCTGACTTCGCAGCAGGCTCTGATCACCGCCATGATCAAGGCCAGCGAGCGCATCCCTGTGATGGGCCGTGGTCGCGCCGCCTGGTACGTGCCGCGCAACATCCGCGAGAACCTGCGTCTCGGTATCCTCGGCAAGGTTTCCAACAACCTGTCGTGGGAGACCGTCGAGGGCAAGCGAGTGATGACGTTCGACGACATCCCAGTGCGCCGCACCGACGCGCTGGTGAACACCGAGGCCCGCGTGGTCTAAAGCGAACAGCCCGGGGTGAGAGCCCCGGGTTGATGCAACCAACTCAACCTAGAGAGAAGACCATGATCCTCGACAAACTGAACGAATTCGCTGACGCAGTCAGCGTGGCCGCTGCCGCTGGCACGGCTCTGATCGGCAACCAGATCGACCTCGGCGCCGCTGGCCGAGGCCTGGGCGGCAACCAGGCGCTGTACCTGGTGGTTTCGGTCGATACCGAGATCATCACGGGCGGTACCGCTGGCACGATCCAGTTCCAGCTGGTGTCGGATGCGCAAGCAGCCATCGCCGTGGACGGCAGCGCCACCGTGCACGCCGCCTCGCCCGTGTTCGTGACCGACGACGCAGCCGCCAACAGCCCCCAGCTGAATGCTGGTGCCAAGGCCTGGGTCATCGCGCTGCCCATCGAGGGCAACACCTACGAGCGCTACCTGGGCATCCTGGCAGTGATCGGCACCACGACCGTGACGGCCGGCGCCATCAGCGCCTACCTGACCGCCGACGTCGCCGACTGGAAGGCGTACGACGCGCCCTTCCAGCTGTAAGCGAGGGCTGACCCATGAAAGTACGCGCAATCGAGATGGGCTTCTACGAAGGCAACCGCGTCAAGAAGGGCGAGGTCTTCGAGGTTGCCGACGGCGCCAAAGCGCGCTGGTTCACCCCGGTGCAGGCCCTTGGCCCTGCCGCGTCCCAAAAGGATGACGGCAAGGTCAAGGGTCCGGCCAAGGGCAAGGCCAAAGAGCCCGACACGCTGTCGGAGATGACGCGCAAGGGCGACGGCAACAAGACCATGACGGAAGTCCTGGCCAAGAAGCCCGACGAAGCTGGCGACATCGCCTGACCCGTCTCGGGCGGCAAGCACAAAGGGCCGCCACAGCGCGGCCCTTTTTCTTAGGAGCATCTCGTGGCATCTGACGTCGACATCTGCAACATGGCCTTGAGCCACTTCGGCAGCGATGCCACGGTGACCAGCATCAACCCGCCCGACGGCTCTGTCGAGGCGGGGCGGTGCAAGGTGTTCTTGCCCATCTCGCGCCGCGAGATCCTGGAGCACTTCGACTGGTCCTTCGCACGTCGACGCAAGGCGCTGACCGAGGTCGCCAACAACAGCGACATCTGGCAGTACGCCTACACCCGCCCGTCCGAGTGCCTGAAGGAGCGACGCATCCTGCCGGCGTACACCCAGCCCGGGGGCTCAGCCTTCTTGGGGCAGCAGCTGCCGGTGGCCAATCGATCAGCCATGAACGCCGGCACCGAGCAGGGTGGCGCCGAGTTCATCGTCGAGAACGGCGTGATCTACACCAACGAGCCCGAGGCCGTGCTGATCTACACCGTTGACGTCACCGACACCACGAAGTACCCCGCGAGCTTCCTGCCCGCGCTGAGCCACCTGCTGGCCAGCTACATCGTGGGCGGCATCATCCGGGGCAAGGCCGGCACGCAGATGGCACGCGCCATGCGCGACACCGCCATGCAGTTGGGCGGCGCCTCGGCCGTGACCGACGCCAACGCCGGCTACGAGAACACCGAGTTCCGGCCCATGGCTTTGCAGGTGCGCTGATGGCCCGCAGCCTGTACCGCTCCTTTGCCGGCGGCGAGATCACGCCTGAGCTCTTCGGGCGCATCGACCTGGCCAAGTTCCAGACGGGCTTGGGCCTGTGCTCGAACTTCCGCATCCTGCCCCACGGCCCGGCCACGCGCCGCCCCGGGTTCGAGTACGCCACCAAGGCCAAGAGCGGCGTGACCCGCATCCTGCCCTTCGTGTTCAGCACGACGCAGTCGGTGGTGCTCGAGTTTGGCGACCAGTACATCCGCTTCCTGATCGACGGCGCCCCGGTGCTCAACACAGCGCAGAACATCACCGCCATCAGCCAGGCCGCCACCGGCGTGCTGACCTACACGGGCGCGGACTACACCAACGGCCAGTTCGTCTTTTTGTCGGGCATCGGCGGCATGACCGCGCTCAACGGGCGCTACGCCGTGGTCACCAATGTGAACGCAGGCGCCAACACGTTCGAGCTTTTTGACCTGTTCGGCAACCCCATCAACACCTCGGCCCTGCCCGCGTTCACCGCAGGGGGCACCGTGGCCTCGGTCTACGAGATCGCCTCGCCCTATCTGGCGGCCGACCTGTTCGGCCTGCGCTACACACAGGACGCCGACGTCTTCACGATCACGTCCATCGAGTACGCCACGCGCGAACTGCGCCGTCTGGGCGCCACGAACTGGACGCTGACCGAGGTCGACTTCAGTCCTAGCACCACGGTCCCCACCGGCGTCGGTGTGGTGGCGACCGTGGCTGTGGCCACGAACCTCTCGCCGCAGAGTTATGTGGTGACCACTATTGACGCCGACGGTGTGACCGAGTCCCTGCAGTCGGCCACCGTCACGGCGAGCAACAACCTGAGCCTGGCCGGCAACTTCAACACCATCAGCTGGGGCGCTGTGGCCGGGGCCACCCGGTACAACGTCTACAAGCTGCGCGGCGGCACCTTCGGGTTCATCGGCTCGGCCACTGGCCTGAGCGTGGTGGACGACAACGTGACAGCCGACACCACGAAGACGCCGCCCCTGGACGACACCGCGCTCAACACGGGCGCTGGCGACTACCCCACCGCAGTCACGTACCACGAGCAGCGCCGGTGGCTGGGCGGTACCATGAACTCCCCCCAACGCATCATCGCAACGCGCAGCGGCACCGAGTCGAACCTCACGACCTCACTGCCAGCGCAGGACGACGACTCGCTGGACTTCCGCGTGCGTGCGCGCCAGCAGAACGCCATCATGCATCTGGTGCCGCTGTCGGACCTGATCGCGTTGACCACGGGTGCCGAGTTCCGCATCTTCTCCGACGGCGCGCCAGCCATCACGCCGACCAGCCTGAGCGTGAAGCCACAGGGCTACACCGGCGCCAGCCAGGTCACCCCCGTGGTGACGTCCGGATCCATCCTGTACGTGCAGGCGCAGGGCTCACGGGTGCGCGAGCTCTCGTACAACTGGGAGACCCAGGCCTACCGCTCCATCGACATCACCCTGATGGCGCCACACCTGGTGGCCGGGCGCACGGTGGTCGACATGGCCTACGTGCGCGCACCTGACCAGACGCTGTGGGCTGTGCGCGACGACGGCACGCTCCTGGGCATGACCTACGTGCCCGAGCAGCAGGTGTACGGCTGGCACCAGCACAGCACCGACGGTGCGTTCGAGAGCGTGTGCACGGTGCCTGAGAACGGCGAGGACCGGCTCTATGCCGTGATCCGGCGCGAGATCAACGGCGACACAGTGCGCTACATCGAGCGCATGGCGCAGGGCTTTGTGCCCGAGATCGACGACATCGCCGACGCCATGTTTCTCGACTCGGCGCTGACCTACAGCGGCGCTCCGATCACGAACATCCGTGGGCTGCACCACCTTGAGGGTGAGACGGTGGACGTCCTGGCCGACGGCACGGTGGAGCCCAGCAAGACCGTGGTCAACGGCGCCATCACGTTGATCGCGCCGGCCAGCAAGCTGAGCATTGGACTGGGCTTCTCCTCTCGCCTGCGCACGCTGCCATTGGCCATGGAGCGCATGGAAGCCGGCGGGCAGGGCACGCGCAAGAACGTGGCCAAGGTCCACCTGCGCGTGCGCTCGAGCAACCTGCTGCGCGTTGGCCCGAGCTTCGACAAGCTGACCCTGGCCCCATCGCGCGACGCAGGCAGCAACTACAATTCGGCCGTCGACCTGCGCACCGGCGAGGTGGCCCTTGTGGTTGCCCCATCGTGGTCCGACGACGGGGCCGTCTGCGTCGAGCAGAGCAGCCCCCTGCCAACGACCATCGTGTCGATGACCTTGGAGACCGAGTTCGGTGATTGACGTCCAGTTCGTGTACACCACGCCAGAGCACTGCCAGCACCTGGCCGACAACCTGCGCGAGCAGGACGCCGTGGAGATGGCTGCGCTGGGGTACGTCGGCCAAACCTCCCTTCGGCGCATGGTTGACGTCGCTGTGCGGATCAGCTTGCTCAAGGCCACCATCATGGTGGACGGCCAGCTGGCCTGCATCTTCGGCGTGTCCCCGATCAACACGGCAGCCGGCCTGGGCGCGGTGTGGCTCCTGGCCACCCCGCACGGCCAGCGGCACGCGAAGGCGCTTACGCGACGGGCGCGCCCCTACATTGACGAGATGCTGACCCTGTTTCCCCTGATGACCAACCTGGTCCACCAGGAAAACACTGCCAGCCGCCGGTGGCTGACCATGCTGGGCGCCAAGTTCGGCGAGCCGGTGTTGATGTCAAACGGCGCCACGTTCATTCCATTCGAGATGCGAGCCGACCATGTGTGAACCAACAACCTTGACCGCCATCGGTACGTGGGCCACCGCGAACGCCGGGTGGATCTCGCTGGCTGCAGCCGGCACGAGCACGGTGGTGAACGCCAAGTCCGCGCGCGACCAGGCCGCCTACACCCAGCGCGTGGCGCAGAACAACGCGGTGGAAGCCGAACGCGCCGCCGGCAAAGCCACGGCCAAGGGCGAGCAGGATGCGATGATGGTGCGTCGACAGGCCGCACAGGCGAAAGGCGGGCAACGTGCAGCCCTAGCCGCGCGCGGCCTGGACCTCAACAGTGGCACCGCCGAGCAGCTGCAGGCGCAGACCGACTTTTTCGGCGAGATCGACCAGGCCACCGTGCGCGAGAACGCGGCCGAGACGGCTCGTGGCTACCGCACGCAAGGCGCGAACTACAAGGCCCAGGCGGCCAACAGCAAGCCCGGCGAGGCCGGTTTCGTGTCGCTGCTGAGCGGGGCCTCCAGCGTCGCCGACAAGTGGCACAGCTTCGCCAAGGCCTGAGATGCCACGCGTCCCAACCTACGACCAACAGGTAGGCCTGCGCCCCACGGGGATCGCGGAGCAGCAGAACCTGGACGTCACGAAGAACGCGCGCGGCCTGGCCGGCGCGCTCAACCAGGTCAGCGAGGTCGCCGACCGCATCGACCTGCGCGAAGCCACGGCTGCGGCGCAGCAGGCCCAGATCGAAGTGCGAGACCGGTGGTCGGCCTTCGACAACGAACTGCGCAACAAGTACAAGGGCGGCAACGTCGATGTGCGGGGCGAGAACGGTGAGGTGGTCGACAGCGTCGAGCTCCAGACCGAGAACTTCTGGAAGGCCGAGAAGGAGCGCCTGGCCAAGGGGCTGAGCCCCCGCGCGCGCACGCTGGCCAGCAACCAGCTGGCCAACCTGCAGGGCCAGGCGCTCGTCAACACCCGGCAGTACGGTGCGCGCGAGCGCGAGCGCTACCAGACCGAGGTGTTCACCGGGTTCAAGCAGACCGAGATCCAGAGCGCCGCAGCCTCGGGCGACCCCGCCAAGGCCGACGCCGCAGCCACCATCATCCAGGCCGAGAACGCCAAGCACGCGCAGCTGTACGGCCGGCCCCCTGAGTGGGTGGCCGCCGAGACGCAGAAGGACTTGCAGACCCTGCACTCTTCGATGGTGCGCGGCCTGCTCGAGGGCGACAACCCCGAGCGTGCGCGCGAGTACCTGGACAAGCACAAGGAGCAACTGGGCGTCCTGGGCGCCGAGCTCGCCACCAAGGTCGACAACGTGGTGGCCGACGTGAAGGGCCAGCGCCTGGCCGACTCGCTGGCGGCCAAGCCCTACGAGGAGGCCTTGGCCGAAGTGGCCAAGATCGAAGACCCACGCGAGCGCAAGTCCGCGCGCCTGCAGCTGCAACAGAACCGCGCCGACCAGATGCAGATCCGCGCCGCACGGGAGAAGGAAGCCTCCGACGCCGTGTGGCAGCTGGTGGCCAACGGCACCCCGGCCGGCAAGTTGCCGCGCGCTGTGCTCGACCAGATGGACGGCAAGGATCGCATGGCCGTCACCGAGCACTACCGGGCCGAGGCCAAGCGCCGGATGACCGAGGCCGAGGGCCGGTCGGTCAAGACCAACATGAGTGTCCTCGAGGACATCTACAACCTGCCCAAGGACGAGTTCTTGGGGTTGCGGATTTCCACGCTGCAGGACCAGCTGTCGCGCGCCGATCAGGAGGAACTGATCAAGCGCCAGGCCAAGCTGCGCGAGCCCGGCGAGGAGGTCAAGATCGCCACCCGTGAGCAGCAGGTGAGCGCGGCCATGGACCTGCTGGGCTTCGCGTCCAAGGACCAGGAGAAGAAGGGCCTTTTCCGCAAGACGTTCAACGACCAGGTGGCGGCGTTCTCCGCAGAGAAGAAAGCCGAGCCCACCTACGCTGAGACGCAAGAGATTCTGAGCCGCCTGATGCGTGAGCGCAAAGCAGGTTGGTTCGGCGGCAAGCAGCGCTACTTCGAGGCCATCGGCACCGAAGACGCGGCCAAGTTCGATCCACCGCCAGCCGGCGCCGCAGCACCTGCGCCGCGCCCTCGCGGAGCAGGCACAATCGTGGAGATCGACGGCAACGACCGTCGACTCATCGCAGAAGCACTGCGCGCTGAGAAAGTCCCCGTCACCGAGGACGCCATTCAGCAACGGTATCGACAGGTCAAAGGCGCTCAATGAACGACAACCCATTTGCACTCCAGAACGTAAAACCCGAAGCCCCAGTTGAACAGGCCCCCGCTCAAGAAGCGGATAACCCGTTCAGCCTGGCGGCCATTCAGCGCTCGGAGAAGCAACAGCTGCAGGCCACACTGCAGGACGCCGTGCGCGTGCCGCCCGAGAAGGCCGCACGCGCTGCGCAGCTGAGCAAGAAGCTGCAAATCTACGCCGACCCTCTGTCACAGAGCCTGGCCGACATCGAGCTCCAGGACGCGGTCATGGAGGCCGACAAGAAGCTGGCCACCTCGCCCAAACTGGCCAAGGCCATGCGCGAGGGCACCGACTTTGCGCGCCAGTCGCACGACGACATCGAGCCGCTGAGCAAGGTAGAGCGCTCCATCACCGACTACCCCCGCTCTCTGGCCGCTGGCGCCGCGAAGGGCGTTGGCACTGCGCTGACCGGCTCGGCCGAACTGCTGGACATTGGCGCGCGTGCGCTGGACAGCGGCTACCGCGCGGTGTTTGGTGACAACGCTGCCGACCTGCTGTGGTTCGACAACCCGACCATGGGTGGCGTCGAGATCCAGATGAACCCGGGCGCACCGCTGCGCATGGGCGGCGCCGGGTACACGGCCATCGGCGAAGCCGTCGACATTGACGCCAAGAATCGCGCGTTCGACACCGACGTAGCCTCGGCTGTGGGTCAGATCACCACGCAAATCGTCGCGGCGCTGACCACTGGCGGCGCCTCGATGATCCCCGTTGGCATGTCGCAAGGCGCGGGCGAGATGGCCGACCGGGTCAAGGCCGACAAGGCCGGCCAGGAGCTCACCGACGTCGCGGTGCTGGCGGGCGCAGCCACCGGCTTGCTGGAGAAGCTGCCCATCGACAAGATCCTGTCCAACACCCCGGCGCTGCGCGATGGCGTATTCCGGTGGCTTGGCGACAAGGTGGTGGCGGGCGGCCTGGAGGCCACGACCGAGATCACGCAGGGCATTTTGATGGACGTGGCGCGCATCGCCACGACCAACCCGGACGCTACCATCGACGTGATCGACAACCTCTACGAGGGTGGTGTCGCCGGCACGGCGGCAGCCATCCTGCGCGCAGTCATGGGCATCCGGGGGCGCACGAAGCAGCCTCTCGAGCAGGCCGGCAAGGCCAACGACGACGCCACCAAGCTGAGCGAGTTGTTCGCTGCGGCGGCCGAGTCGCGCCTGAAGGTGCGCAACGTCGACAGCTTCGCGCAGTTCGTGCAGCAGGCAGCCGACGAAACCGACGGCGCGCCCTCGGCTGTGTACATCGATGCGCGCACTTTGGCCGACACGCTGCAGCAGGCGGGCGTCAGCGAGGCGCAGATCGCCGAATTGATGCCCACGGTGCCTGAGCAGCTGCGCGACGCGCTGGCAACCGATGGCGTGGTCGAGATCCCCATCGGGGACATCGCCGCTCGGGTGGTCGGCACGCCCCTGGAGCAGGTGCTGCTCCAGCACATGCGCGTGGAGCCGGACGGGCTGAGCCAGTTCGAGGCCACCCAGGTTGCGGTCGAGGCCGAAGCCATGTTCCAGCAGGCGGCCACCAGCATCACGTCGGGCGCCATCGACATCGCGTCCCTGCAGCAGAGCTCGGAGGCCGTCAAGACCACGGTGCTCGACCAGCTGAACGCCACCAAGCGCTTCCGGCCCGAGGTGAATGACGCCTACGCCACGCTGGTGCGCGACTTCTACGCCGCCACCAGCGTGCGCCTGGGTGTCACGCCCGACGAGCTCTACGCGCGCTACCCCCTGCGCGTGATCGGCGCGCCCATCGTGCCTGGCGACACCCCAGCCACCACGTTGAACGCCGAGAACGCCGCGCCCATCACGCTGCCCGAGGGCGTGTCGATTCGCGAGATTGCGGACGGCACCGGCTTCGAGGCGGTCGACGCCAGCGGTGCAGTGGTCGGTCGCCTGCGCGACAACCTGCTGCGCGGCCAGGCAGAGCAGATCAACGAGAACGCCAACATCGACATCGTGGCGGTGGACAAGGAGCGCAAGGGCCAGGGCATCGGCCGCGCGCTGTACGACGCGTTTGACAAGAAGCACGGCGGGCGCATCGCCCCCAGCGGCAAGACCACACGCGACGCCTGGGCTGTGTGGAAGCGCAACTACCCGGCCAAGGTCGAGCAGTTCGTGCAGCAGGAAGCCGACCGCATCGCGCAAGGCGCTGACCCCCAGCAGATCCTGGCCGGCATCACCGACCCCGAGGTCGCGCAGATGGTGGTCGAGCGTCCGTTTATGCAGAGCGGTATGCCGGCGTCGCCCTTCGCGTTCGCTGCGCCCGCTGAGCAGACCGAGGCCGACCTGGCCAACTCGCGCAACGCGTCGCGCGTGTCGCCCCGCGCCCCCACCGGCGTCAAGGCGACCGAGGACCAGTACGGCGAAGAGCGCCTGCAGCCCAGCATCGAGGCGATGAGCCGTGCGCCCAGCGTGCTGGAGAACACCGCGCGCGAACTGCAGAAGTACCCCAACTTCAGCAACCTGACCGGCACCCCGATGGAGGTGGTGCAGCAGGCCAAGGAGCGCATGAAGGGCAACCTGCGCCGGCTGATGACAGCCTTCCCACAAGACCTGTCCGACCGTGCGCGCATGTGGTACGTCGGCGGCAACCGGATCGCCCAGCGCTTCGCCGACCGCTACGGGTTCAGCACCGAGCAGGCCGCGCTGGCCATCGCCGCGCTCTCGCCCCAGAAGAACTGGTTCGAGAACGTGAGCGCGGCTGAGCGCGTGATGGACATCGTCACGAACCACAGCACCGAGCCGTGGTCCGAGGGCATGACCGCCGTGGCCAACAGCCGTGGTTGGTTCGATGACCCACGCATCAGCCAGTCGGTCACGCCAGACATCGCCGGCAAGTCGCTGCGCGACCTGTTCGACCCGGCCGACATGGACGCCAGCGTTACGCGCATGGCCTGGTGGGTCCGCGCCTTCGACGAGGCAAACAACCCACGCGGCCTGGCGGTCATCACGCCAGAGGGCACGTTCCTGGCCAAGCAGTTTTCCGACAACGCTGTCGGCCGCCCCACGCCGCTGCGCTGGGGCTCGGCCGGCGAGATCGGCAAGGCCATTCGCGCGCTGATGTCCGAGAGCCCACAGGCTCGCAGCGGCATCGCGGGCGGCGCCCACAAGGTCCGCTCGTTCTACAACAACATCGTGGCCCCCTTCGGCGGCGGTGACATCACGGTGGACACCCACGCTGTGGCCGCTGCTCTGCTGCGCCCGCTGGGCGGCACCACACCCGAGGTGCAGCACGCACTCAGCGGCGCGGTCATGGCGGGCGACCGCGCGCTGGGCTTCGACAGCATCGGCAGCAACAGCATCGTGGGCGTGACCGGCAGCTACGGGGTCTACGCTGACGCCTACCGCGAGGTGGCTGACGAGTTCGGCCTGCTCCCGCGCGAGGTGCAGTCGATCACCTGGGAGGCCGTGCGCTTGCTCTTCGACAAGAAGGGCGCCACACTCAAAGATCAGACCGCCCAGGTGTGGGCGCAATTCAACCAAGGCCTCATCAGCGAGGAGCAGGCACATGAACAAATCTTTGAACTGGCTGGCGGCATTGGCCGACCAGATTGGGCCGACGGACTTGTCGACCCCCACCCCTTCGACAGCAGCTACCGACGGGATTCAGACCGCGCCGTCGGCACCCCCGACCGGCAGTTCGAGGGAGATGTTGCAGCGCAAGCCGCAGCTGGAGGAGTTCAAGACGGTGGAGGAGTTCGAGGAGGCGATGGGCAGCTGGCAGCTGCACCAGCAGCGGATCTTGGCCTTGACCGCCCCCTCGCCGGCCTCCCAGCAACCGTCAGCGTCGATGGCGTAGAGGTCACCTTCGGCCCGTTCGCGCTCGCGCGCACGGCGGCGGCCAACTACATGGCCAAGGCGGGCCTGCCCTACTCGCCACCCACCACCTACGCAGAGGTCGACCCCGAGCGCGCACGGCGCATCGCCGACGCGTTCGAGGCCATGCCGCACAACCCGAACGACCCCGAGGTCAAAGCCGCCTACGACGCGCTGGTGCGCGAAACGATGGCCCAGTGGCAGGCGGTCAAGGAGACCGGCCTGGTGGTGGAGTTCATCACCGGTGCGGACCCCTACGGCAACCCACGCAACGCCATCCTGGACGTGGTGCAGAACAACCACCTGTGGGTCTACCCGACCGACGCGGGCTTCGGCGGCACCGAGTCCCTGGACGTCGACATCAGCGGCAACCCGCTGCTGGCTGTCGTGCCTGGCGAGCGCATCGCTGGGCGCGAGGTGCGCGTGAACGACCTGTTCCGCATCGTCCACGATTACTTTGGCCACATCAAAGAGGGTGTGGGCTTCCGCGCCGGTGGCGAGGAGAATGCCTGGCGCTCGCACTGGGCCATGTTCAGCCCGCTGGCGCGCGCCGCGCTCACGACCGAGACCCGTGGCCAGAACAGCTGGGTGAACTTCGGCCCCTACGCCGAGTTCAACAAGACGGCCAACGGCGGCGACACGCAGTACGCCCCGCAGAAGGTAGGCCTGCTGCCAGCATGGGCGGTGAACGAGGGCGCGACCGACGCGAACCCCGAGACCGGCGTCTACAACCAGTCGGCCGCCGCGCCCACCAAGGGTGTGCACTTCAGCAAGCAGCCGCGCATGATGCTTGACGGGCGCCTGTACGGCACGGGGCTCAAGGGCCTCGAGGCCGAGCGCATCGCAGCCAGTGGCGACCCCCGCCTGGCCGAGCGCGTGTACTTCTACATCGACGAGGGAAAGGGCATTCGACCCGAGGCCGGTGTTGGCGGCTTTGCGCACGAGGTGCAGCTGCCCCCGCTGTACGACGCGAAGGCCAACCCAGAAGGGCTGTGGGCCGCCGACCTGAACGTGGCCGAGCAGCGCATCCTGGACGCCGGCTACGCGGGCTACTTTGTGAGCAACGCGTTCAACGGTCAGGGCGCCGCTGTCGTGATCGGCAAGGCCTCGCGCGGCCTGCAAGCCGCGCAGATTCCCAACCCCACGACGGGCTACACCCCCGACCCGATGCGCGTGCCCACGCGCCTGACGCTCAGCCGTGAGCAGCTGGCTGCGCTCGACGAGCAGGCACTGCGGGCCGCCGCGCCCAGCGCCACCATTGACCGCAGCTTCGTGGCTGTGCGCCCTTCCTCGCTGTTCGTGGACGCGGCAGAGCTCGCGGCCATCCAGGACCAGCTGGCCGCCGCTGGCGTGGCGCTGCCTGCACAGAGCCAGTCGCTGCAACAGGGCCCCCGAGGCACGTTCAACCCGAGCACGCTGACGATCAACCTGCTCGAGGCCGCCGACCTGTCGACCTTCCTGCACGAGACTGGGCACTTCTTCCTCGAGGTGATGGCCGACATCGCCAGCCAGCCCAACGCGCCGATGGACATCCAGAAGGACATGGGCGACGTGCTGGCGTGGTTCGGTGTGACCGACCTCTACGAGTGGAACACCCGCACGCTGGAGCAAAAGCGCCCCTACCACGAGAAGTTTGCCGAGTCGTTCGAGCGCTACCTGCTGGACGGCAAGTCCCCCAGCGTTGAGCTCAACTCGATCTTCGGGCGCTTCCGGTCGTGGATGCTGTCGGTGTACCGCTCGCTCAAGAACTTCATGGCGGTCAACACGAACGCGCAGTTGAGCGACGAGGTGCGCGCGGTGTTCGACCGGATGCTGGCCACCGACGAGCAGATCCAGCTGGCCGAGCAAATGGCCGGCTACGAGGCGGTGTACAAAACGGCCGACGAGGCTGGCATGAGCCCCGAGGAGTGGGCCGACTACCAGGCCAAGCACCGCGCGGGGACCGAGCGCGCGATTGCCGAGATGCAGTCACGCAGCATCCGCGACCTGAAGTGGAGCATCAACGCCCGCAGCCGCGCCATGCGCGAACTGCAGCGCGAGACCAACGACCGGCGCAAGGCGATGCGCCTGGACGTGCAGGCCGAGGTGCGCGCGATGCCGGTGTACGCTGTGCAGCGCTGGCTCAAGACCGGCAAGATGCCCGATGGCGTCACCACCGTGGGCGGCAAGCTCTCGACCGCTGCGCTGCGCGAGATGTACGGGGACAACCCCGCCTCGCTGTGGCGCTACCTGGCCACCAACATGGTGACCAACGACAAGGTGGCCGGCTTGCACCCCAACGTGGTGGCCGACATGTTCGGCTTCCCCAACGGCGACGCGCTGGTGCGCGAGATCGTCGACGCCTTCCCTGAAGAGCAGACCATCGACGGCATGACCGAGCAGCGCCTGCTCGAGACCTACGGCGAAGCGGTCACGCTGGACGGCATGGAAGCGGCTGCGACCGAGGCCATCCACAACGAGGCCCGGGCGCGCGCTGTCGCCACCGAGGTGGCCACCATGCGCAAGGCCTTGGGCCAGCGCGAGGGCAAGGTCAACGTGCTGATGAAGGCTGCCCGCCAGTTCGCGGAGCAGCTGGTGGCCCGGCGCAAGATCAAAGACCTCAAGCCCTCGGTCTTCACCGGTGCCGAGGCGCGTGCGGGCAAGAAGGCGCAGCGCGCCATGGCGGCCGGCGACCAGCAAGGCGCGGTCACCGCCAAGCGCGACCAGCTGCTGAACCACTACGCGGCGAAGAACACCATGGCGGCGCTCAAGGAAGTCGAGCGCGGCCTGGCGTACCTGAAGAAGTTCGACAAAGAGACGGTGCGCAAGAACGTCGACAACGGCTACCTCGACCAGATCGACCAGCTGCTCGAGCGCTTCGACCTGCGCGTCTCGGTGACGCAGCGCGACCTGGCCAAGCGGGCTTCGTTGCGCGAGTGGCTGGATTCGCAGCGCGAGGTGGGCCTGAACCCGACCGTGCCGCGCAGCATCGAGAACGAGGCCTACTCCCTGAGCTACAAGGAGATGCCGCTCGAGGAGTTCCGTGGGCTGGTCGAGACCGTGAAGAACATCGAACATCTGGGCCGGCTGAAGGAAAAGCTGCTGCGCGCCAAGGACGAGCGCGACTTCACCACCATCGTCGACGAGATCACCGCCACGATCTACGACAGCACCGACAAGCGCACGGTGGAGCGCCTGAACGCCCCCACCAAGAAGGACCGCGCGGTCGACCTGTTGAAGAACTTCAGCAGCATGCACCGCAAGCTCTCGAGCTACATCCGGCAGCTGGACGGCTTCAAGGACGGCGGCCCGTTGTGGCGCGCTTTCGGGCGCAGCATGAACGAGGCGGCCGACAGCGAGCAGACGATGATCGACAAGTCCAACCGCGCGCTGGCCGACATCTTCAAGCCCATGATCGAAGGCGGCAAGCTGCGCGAGCGGGTCAAGGTGCCCGGCATCCGGGAGACCCTGACGCTGGAGACGCGCCTGGCCGTGGCCCTGAACTGGGGCAACGACACCAACCGCAAGCGCGTGCTGGAGGGTGATGGCTGGTCGCAGGGCCAGGTCGACGCCATCCTGTCTTCGCTCACCGGCCCGCAGCTGGACTTCGTGCAGAAGGTGTGGGACCACATCGACAGCTTCTGGCCAGCCATCAAGGCCAAGGAAGAGCGCCTGAGCGGCAGCGCCCCGGACAAGGTCGAGGCCAGTTCGTTCACGGTCAACGTGGATGGCCAGGCGCGCGTGATGCGTGGCGGCTACTACCCCATCAAGTACGACACGGCGCGCAGCGACAAGGCCGGCCAGCTGGACGCAGCGGCCATCGCGCAGCAGATGAAGCTGGGCGTGTTCAGCCGCAGCAGCACGCGCCGGGGGCACCTCGAGGAGCGCGCAGCTGGCGGCCTTGGCCCGGTGCGCAAGGACATCGGTGTCGTGTTCGAGCACGTAAACCAGGTGGTGCACGACCTGGCATGGCATGAGTGGCTGATCGACGCCAACCGCATCGTGCGCGACCCGCGCGTGCGCGCAGCTATCCGCGACACGCTCGGCCCAGAGGTGCTGGACGAGTTCGTCAAGACGCTGCCCGACATCGCGGCCGGTGACGTGCCTGCGGCCTCGGCCTTCGAGCGCGGCATTAGCCACCTGCGCAACGGCACCACGGTGGTGGGCATGGGCTGGAACCTCGTGACCGCCATGATGCAGCCATTGGGCCTGACCCAGTCCATGGCGCGCATCGGGCCGAAGTGGGTGGCCAAAGGCATGGGCCGGTGGGTCGGCGACGCAGCCAAGCTGGAGAGCAGCGCGAAGTGGATGTACGAGAAGTCCGAGTTCATGCGCCTGCGCAGCACGGCGCTGAACCGGGAGGTGCGCGACCTGCGGGGCAAGCTGACGGGCGAGATGCCGTCGGCGCTGCAGGACACCTACTTCTGGTTCATCATGAAGGGCCAGATCATCGCCGACCTGCCGACGTGGTACGGCCAGTACGAGAAGACCATGGCCGAGAGCAATGGCGACGAGTCGTTGGCGTTTGCCATGGCCGACCAGGCCGTGCGCGACTCGCAGGGCGGCGGGGCCATCAGCGACCTGGCGCGCATCCAACGTGGCGGCCCGCTGCAGAAACTCTTCACGAACTTCTACAGCTACTTCAGCACGACCTACAACCTGTTGGCCGAGCGCACCGCGCGCACCAGCTTCAAAGACCCGGTGTCGGTGGCGCGGTGGATGTCGGACTTCTTGCTCGTGGCTGTCGCACCGTCGGTGCTGGTCACACTGCTGAAGGCCGCCGTCAACGCAGCCATGGGCGGCGAAGACGACGAGGACGAGATCCTGGAGGCGGTGATCCGGGACCAGATCGGTTTCCTGATGGGCACCATGGTCGGCCTGCGCGAACTGAGCGCGGCCACCAACGGCTTCTTCGGGTACAGCGGCCCGGCCGGCACCCGGTTCTTCAGTGAGTTTGCCAAGCTGGGCAAGCAGATCGAGCAGGGCGAAGTCGACAAGGCGCTGCTCAAGGCGCTGAACAACAGCGCGGGCATCTTGCTGCACTACCCGGCCGGGGCCATCAACCGCTTCGTGGAGGGCGCGGTGGCGCTGAACGAGGGCGAGACCGAGAACCCTGCCGTCATGGTGTTCGGCCCACCCCGGGACTGACGGGCGCTTAAACCTGTTGGCCCCACCTATTCTTCCTTGATCGGAGCACACCCATGACCGTAGCCGCAACCCCACGCCGCGCCGGCCCCTTCCCGGGGAACGACGTAACCACGACCCTGCCGTTCAGCTTCAAGGCGTTCAGCGAGGATGACGTGCGTGTGGACCTGACCGACGTCAACTCGGTCACCACGACCTTGACGCTCACCAGCGACTACACGCTGACGCTGAACGTAGACCAGGAGAGTGACCCTGGTGGTGAGGTTGAACTGGCGGTACCCATCGCCACGGGCGAGATTGCCGTGGTGCTGGGCTCCACGCCGTACACCCAGGAGGCCGACCTCCCGTCGGGTGGCCGCTTCAACGACGAGGTGATCGAGCAGGCCCTGGACCGCTTGGCGTTCCAGACCCAGCAGCTGGCCGAGGGGCTATCGCGCGCGGCGTCGGTGCCGACCACGGCGGGTGACGCCGAGGACTTGAACACCGCAGTGGCCGTGCTGGTGGCCAACATCGATGAGCTCAACATCGTGGTCGACAACATCGCAGATCTGGTCGCGTTGGCCGATGACATCGCCGACGTGAGCCTCGTGGCTGCGAACATCGCTGCTGTACTCGCCGCCCCGGGAGCGGCCGATGCCGCCGCTGCCTCGGCCGCCGCCGCCGCAGCCAGCGCGGCGAGCATCGCGCTCCCGTTGCCCACCACAAGCGGCGGCTCGGGAGCAAACTACGCCAGCGTCGCGGCACTGTTCAACGGCATCAAGCAGGACGCTTCCGAGACCTCCACGGGGGTTGTGGAAAAGCTGACCACAGCTGAAGCGCAAACCGGGACCGACGACACGCGGTACCACTCCGCCGCGACCATGAAGGCGGCGCAGATCCAGCACGGCACTGCGGTAACGCTGACCAACCAGACGTCTGTTGACTTCACAGGCATTCCAGCGTGGGCGAAGCGAATTACCATCACCTTTATGGGGGTTTCTTTGAATGGAACCTCCAACTTGGTTCTTTTGTTAGGAGATTCTGGTGGTATGGAAACCACTGGCTATTTGGGGTCAGTAGCTATTCAAGTAGACGCTGGTGCGATCATTGTAGCTAACAATAGTGCCTCTACTCTGCTAACTGTTGGTAACGCCGCTGCCTATCTGTACCATGGACAAGTTATTCTGACATCTGTTGGTACTGGCAATCGCTGGGTCATGTCGCATATTTTTGGACTTGAAGGGACAGCGCGTATTGTCTATGGGGCGGGTAGTAAACAACTTTCTGCCGCACTAACCCAACTTCGAGTTACAGCAAGCAACGGCACCGACCAAATGGACGCTGGCATTCTCAACATCAACTACGAGTGAATATGGACAACACCCAAACCGGCGTGTTTACCCCATCGGGCCACGCGCTTCATCGCATGCTGTTTATCTTGCGGCCCAACGCTGCAGGGCAGTGGTACATCCAGAACGACGTGGACCACAAGAGCTTTGGCGTCAACCCGCAGATCATCCAGACGCCGACCTACCTCGAGGTCGTTTTCGACAAGCCCTACTCGCACGCCGGGGTGATCCAGATCACCAGTGATGACGACTTTAGAAACCGCATCAGCGGGCACGGCAATCTTGGCCTGAACAGCACCCGGATCGTCGTTGTGGCGAACGGTGAAAAGATCAACCCAGCCGACGTCTACCAGTACCTGCCGGTGGGCGGCGGAAACTTCTGGTGCTCGGTCGAAATGTTCCGCTGAACCATGAACCACATCGACTCTCCAACCACTGACGCCAGCTTGCTGCGCACCGTCTCGCGCCTCGAGTCTGGGCTTGAGGTATTGCACCAAGACGTGATCGAAGTCAAGGGGGCGATGAACAAACTGGCCGACGCCATCACCAAACTGGCCGTGATCGAGGAGCGCCAGAGCCAGGTCTCCAGCGCGGTCGAGCGGGCGTTCGGCGCCATCAGTGCGTTGACCCAACAGGTGGCCACCATCGAAGTGCGCATGGCCGCCATGACGGTGCACGGCGCAACCGCCAACAAGTGGATCGACCGCGCGCTGGTCGCGCTCATCGCCGCAGGCGTCGGCACCTTCTTTGGGAAGCTTATCGCATGAACTGGATCGACAAAATCGGCGGGCGCAAGTACACCATGACCTTGGGTTGTGGCGCAGTAACAGCGTTCCTGCAGTGGGACGGCAAGCTGGACCCGGGCGGGCTGGCTTACGTGGCGGTAATCACCGCGACGGTTGGCGCCTACATCGGTGGCAACATTCTGCAAAAGAAGCACGCTGCGGAAGCCGCAGAGGAAGCAAAGCGATGAAGATCACAGTCACTGCCGGCCACGGCGCCGGTGACCCGGGCGCGGTCTACGACGGGCTGAAGGAAGCCGACCTGATGGCGCAGCTGCGCGACGTGGTGGCTGACAAGCTGCGCAAGATGGGCCACACGGTGAAGACCGACGGCGCGAAGTGGCATAACCTACCCCTGGTGCACGCGCTCACCCTGGTGCCCGGCAGCGACGTGGCCATCGAGCTCCACACCAACGCGTTCACCAACCCGGCGGCGCGCGGTGTCGAGGTGGTGGCCCTGCCCAAGGACAAGGCAAAGGCCCAGCGAATCGCGCAAGCCATCTCCCGCGTGCTCGACACCCCGGTGCGCGGCGACGGCGGCTGGATCGATCAGTCGGCCTCGGCCCGTGGGCGCCTTGGCTTCGTGCGCGCGGGCGGCATGGTGGTCGAGGTGTTCTTCCTGTCTAACCCGGACGAGCGCGCCAAGTATCTGGCCAGCTACTGGCCGGTGGCCACGGCCATCGCCGAGGCGGTGACAGCATGATCGGCGCGCTGTACACCGCACTGGGTGGCGTGCTGCTGGCCGTGGCTGCGTTCTTCTACGGCCAGGAGGTTGGCGAGGACGCGGCCTTGGCCAAGCAGAAGACCATCGAGGACGTGGCCGAGGCGGTCTACGACAAGGCGCAGCAGGGGGCGGCTGACGCCATCGCCAAGTTGAAGCCCCGCAACGTGACCATCCGACAGGAGCTAGAACGTGAAATTCAAACCAACACTGTTTACCGTGAGTGCCGCGTTCCTGCTACTGGGGTGCGCCTCGCCAACGAAGCCCTTGCCGGTGGCGCCGAGCCCGTTGGTGGTGGCCAGCTGCCCGGCGCCGACGCCGCTATCCCCCGACCCTGACGGTACCGCCAGCATGGGCGCCGTGCTAGACAAGCTGGTCGCCCTCGCCGGGCAGTACCTTGAATGCCGGGCCGCCGCCCTCGCGCAGTAGGCTCTCCACAAAGGCGGCGCCCATGATCGGCGCAGGAGGCTTCACAGCCGCCCAACGCCACCCTGCAATTGCCAGCTTGAGATCGGCGCGCAGAGCCCGGTTCTCGTCATTCGCTTGAGCCGCAAACTCTTCTAGGGTCTTGCGGTTCCAGGTGGAAAAATCGGTCACTGGTTTTCCTTGCGGTTCATGTAGTCGAGCAGCAGGTCTTGCACGCTGCGTTTTGAGGCGCGGCGCTCCACCGCCACCTCATCGACGGTGTCCTCGGCCACGAGATAGTACAGCGACACCACCCGGTTATGGCCCGACTGCAGCTGGCGCACGGGGCCAATGCGCTGCAGCAGCTGGTCGTGGGTGTCGAGGTCAAAGCTCTGCCCGAAGAAGCACAGGTTCCAGCACACGTCCTGCAGGCCGTCAACCCCATGGCCGAGCGACTGCGGGTGGCACAGACCCAGCACGCTGCGCCCGTCCATGAAAGCCTCAAACCCTGCCTCGGTGGCCAGGTCGACGGCCTGGGGGTAGGCCTTCATGATCCGGGTCTTCTCGTGCTTGTAGTTGTACGAGATCATCAGCGGCGCGCCGCCCAGTTCGTTGATCACCGAGTCGAGCGCGTCGATCTTGGCGTAGCTGACCTCGACCCACTTGTCCTTGCCGTAGCGCTCGGGGTCCAGGTACACCGCACCGCCGGCTGCCTGCAGGCACTTGCTGCTCTTGCTGGCGGCGCTGAACACCTCGATCTCCACGCCGTTGCCGAGCTCCAGGAAGAGCTCCTTCTCCAGCGCGCGGTACTTGGCTCGGGCCGAGGGCTCGAGCTCCACCGGCACCGGCACCACGCGTAGCTCGTCGATGGGGAACCAGTCCTTGGGGTCAAGCGTGAGGCACACGTCCTGCAGCCGGGACATGATGTCGTCCTGGCTGTGCGGGAAGATGATCGTCTGGATGTGCTCTTTGTGCGGGTTGATGGCGTCGCGCACCCGGCGGTAACCGAACCACCGCTGCTCGAACGCGTCAAAGGTGCGGCCCAGGCGCACGCCCTCGTCGATGAACCACTGCTGCCCCCACAGATCCTTCAGCCCGTTTGGGGCCGGCGCGCCGGTGAGGTTCTTCCAGTATTTGACCTTGCTGTGCGCCACCGAGGCCAGGGCCTGCGCGCGCTTCGTGCCCTGCAGCAGCCGGAACCCTTTCAGCTTGGTGGCCTCGTCGGGGATGACGGTGCGGAACGGCCAGCGCGGGCCCAGCGTGTCGACCAGCCAGACGATGTTCTCGTAGTTCAGGGTCATGACCTGGGTGTTGCCGCGCATCACGTCGGCCAGCACCCGCTCGCGCTGGTCCGGGTCGCCGGTGCAGGCGCTCACCGACAGGTCGCTCAGGTGCTCCCACTTCGCAGCCTCGGTGGTCCAGCCGCGCTTGGCCACGCGCAGCGGGCCGAGCACCAGGGTGGGGTCGGACTCGCCCAGCACGTTGTGGTGGATGTCCAGCCAGGTCTCGGCGATGGACGTCTTGCCCATGCCCATGCCGGCCCACAGCGAATTCCGATTGGCGCTGGCCAGGAAGTCGAGGGCCTGGGCGAAGAACGCTCGGGGGGTGTAGACGCGGCGGGTCACTTGGCCGCCGCCCTGCGCAGCGCGCCGCGCACCACCTCGCGAGTGACGTTGAAGCGTTCGGCTATCTTGCGCTGGCTCATTCCGCCAGCGGCCAGGGTGGCCACGCGCTTCTCGTCGATGGGGTAGGGCTTCGGCCCGCTGCCGGGGCGGGCGCCGCCGTGGTTGCGGTTGTTCATCGCCGTGCCTTCCACGCCTTGTAGGCGGTGAGAATGGCGCGCGCCTGGCGGTCAGTGAGGATGCCCCGCTGGCGGGCCTTGCGGATCACGCTGTCCTGCAGCTTCAGCGCGATAAACGCCTTGTTCTCGCTGCCCTCGGCGGCGACCACGATGTCGAACAGCCGGGTGAACGCCGGCACCTTGCTGGCGGGGATGTAGTTCAGGGTGCGCCGGTCGTGCTGGTGCGACAGCATGCCGGTGGAGTGCGCAACGGTGGTGGCGTAGATGGTCATGGGAAAGCCTCGTCGATCTGTTCAAAGGTGCCGAGCACCAGCACGCGCTGGCCGACCTTGCGCATGCGCTCGTGCTCGCGGTCTTGGGCGCGCTCGTGCGCGTTGGAAGGGAAGTGCTTGATGGTCTGGGGGTTCTTGACCTCGACCCACGTCGTGCCTTCGTTGAAGGTCATGCGCCCTTCGCCGTCGTGGCTGGGCAGCATCACCACCCGGTCGGGCGCCTTGCTGCGGCCGCCCCAGTGCACCTTGCGGATCTCGCCACCCAGCGCCTTGACCTTGGCGACGAGGTACTCTTCGACGGTGGACTCACGCATGGCCGTCCCCTTTCTTGACCAGTCGCACGTCGCACGCCTCGATCTCGCCATAGGTGGTGCGCAGGATAATGTGGGTTTTGCGGTTCTCCAGTCCACCCGGCTCGTGCCAGTCGTCCGGTCCGTCCTGCGTGTAATAGACGCCGCCACGCTCAGGAAAGCGCGTGCCGGTGTGCGCCACGCGCTTGCCTTCAACCAACACCACGCGGTCGACGTGGCCGTGCTTGGGGTAGTACGGGTAGGCGAGCAACGCCTCGCGCGAACCGTCGCTTAGTGGGTAGTAAATGATCGAGCGCTCGTTGCCACCAAACTTGCGCCGCTCCACTTCCAGCTTGGCCACGGCCTGCAGAAAGTAGCGCGGTGGCGTGTCCATGCCGGTCATCTTTTGCGCGAGCGCTTCGATCTCGGGTGTGTCGATCAGGTCGTCCCACCGCAGCGGGTAGCCGACGCGCTTGATCCAGCGCGGGACGACAACCCGCACCTGGTCGCCGGGGCGGTAGATGTGCGGCTTAGACATCGCGCTTCCCCCAGTGGATGCAGCCGAACTTCGGGCCGACGTAAACCCCGGCGCTGTAACCCTCGTAGTCCCAGCCGGCGGCGCGGTCGATGGCCACGCGCGGGGTCTGGTCGTTGCTGTCGACCATCAACTCGCAGCTGCCGCCGTGAGGGTTTGTCGCGCCGGGGTACTTGACCGGGGTGTAGTGCTTGCACTTGTCGCAGGTGTGGCGGGGGTTAGACATGCTCGATCTCCCGGGTGTCCTGCTCGACCGGGTCCGGGTCGTCGGGCAGCGGGGTTAAGACGACGTCGCTGACGAACTTGACCGGCGTGCCGGCGATGCGCGGGCCGCGCGCAGCCGGGTGCACGTTGTCGGGGTCCACGGCCCAGACAGGGCCGAGCACGTTTACCTCGTGGACGTGGCGCACGGTGAAGACCATGCCAAGGTACCACACGGCGGTCGGCACCCCTGCGGTGCGGGTCACGATGGCGCGCTGGTTTGGTTTGCAGTTCATGGCTGTACTCCAGGCCCACAGGTGATGATGACGAGCAGGCCGACGATGGCGATGATGGTGATGGCGAACCACCACAGAGCGCCGTAGCCGGCGGGTTTGAAGTCGTCCATGGCTCAGGCCTCCAGCCGGGTGACCAGCGCGCGGGCGGCGGCGAGCGCCTGCTCACGGGCCTGCAGCACAGCGTCCTCGAAGGAGGCGTGGTGCACCGACGACATGTTGTACTTGACGCTTTGGACCTTGGCCCAGTACAGCCCCTTGTGCGCCGGGTAGACCGTGACCAAGATGTCCTTGGCGCGGACATAGAACTTGGTGGACCCGCTGGGCTTGACCTCCCAGACGTGGGCGGGGAAGCGCTTGGCCAAAGCGTCGCGCAGTTCGGTGGCGGCTTGGCGATTCTGTTCGATCAGGTTGCTGATCTCATCCGGGGTGACGTAGTTGCCCATGTGAACTCCAGTAGTTGCCTGCTCAACTCGGCAGGTGGCTACATTATAGCACATGCTGAAGACTTGAACAAGCCCCTATTTTTCAGGCGGTTGACCAGCGAGGGCAGCGACTGCAGGTGATCGGGGTTGCAGCACCGGGCGTTGTGGCAGACGTGGTCCACCTCGTGGCCCTCGGGGACTGGCCCGTAGAAAATCTCGAACATCAGGACGTGCACCAGCTTCTTGGTGTGCTTGCCGTTGACGTGCAACGTGATGCGCGGGTAGCCGTACACCGGGCGCGACAGCTGGCCGTCGTGCTCCCAGCAGCCGGTGCCCTCCAGCTGGCCCTCGGGGATGGAGGTGTGGGCCACCAGCCGGTGGTACAGGTCGCGGTACTGCTGGTTCACGGCTGCTCGTCCGAGTAGAAGCCCAGCACCATCTGGTGTGGGCGGGCCGGCCCTTCGGGCGTGGCAAAGCGCCGGTCGTGCTCGGCCTGCAGCCGCGCGGCCTCGCGCCTGGCGCTGCCCTCCTCGCGGTGCGACGACACGCTGGTGGCGCGGGTCCAGTCGCTGTGCCGCACAACAAGCCATCGCCAGCTGGCGATGGGGTCTGGCCATGCGCTGAAGATCATGATCAGACCCAGAATTTAGCCATGGATTTTTTGTACGAGATGTACAGCGGGTGCTTGGGGTGGCCGGCCTGCGTGGTCTCCAGCACCAGCGGCATCACGCCCAGTTCTTCAGCCGTCGCGCGGACGAAGTTGACTCGGGCGATGACCTCCTTGCTGCTGAAGGCGCCCCACGCACATAGGAAACCGTTGCCGCCGTAGGTGTTCAGGACGTGGCGCACCTGCGCGTCGTTCAGCGGCCCGACTGGGTAGCCGGCGCGGCGCATGTCCAGTGGGTCTGTGGCGCGGTAGGCAAACAGGTTGACCACCTCGATACCGGTGAAGCCGTGGCGGTCGGCGAAACCCACGCACTTCTTGATCGTGGCGTCGTCCTCGCTGCCGTCGGCCGTGCTCGGGTTGAGCATGACGATGGGCAGCGTGGTGTGGACCTGGTCGAACTTGTCCCACCGGCGCCAGAGACGGTAGCGGAAAGCGTTGCAGTCGGAGATGAGTGCGCCGGTGTCGGTGTAGTTCACTTGTGATACCTCTTCGTTTCAAAGCCGGCGGCTGCCAGCGGTGCGTCGGGCGCCCACTTCGGGGGCGTCGCCATGATCTCGGCCAGGCGGTCGGCGCTGTGCGCGTCGCTGTCTGGCACCTCGGTGACCAGTTCGTCGTGGACGTGCAGCACGATCTCGTAGCCCTCATTCTCGGCCGGCTGCATGCCGTTGGCCAGCACGTCACGAGCCCAGGCCTGGTCCCAGTTCTCGATGAACTTGCCGCCATAGCTCTTGATCCGCGCCCACTGCCGGGTGTACTGGTTCACGCCCAGGTAGCTGATCTGTCCGTCCTCTGCGACGCGCGGCGCCAGGTAGCACAGATACCGGCCGGACGGCAGGCGCACGCGCAGCCACGAGCCGTCGACCTGGACCTTGATGTGTCGGCCCACGGGGAAGGCTTCCTTGGGGTTGGCGATGGCCAGCTTCACGGCCTCCGAGGCGTCGGCCCACAGCTGCTTGGTCGCGGGGTGGGCCGTGCGCCACATCGCCTTCAGCGCCTCGCAGGCCACGTACACGTTGCGCTCAAGGCCCAGCGTGCGCTTCTTCTTGGTGGCCCACTCATGCATGCCGTAGGCCGAGGCCAGCACGTCCTTGCTGGCGGTGCTGTGCACAGCGTCGGCCAGCACGGCGAGGTCCATCTTGTACACGGCGGCGAAAGTGATGAAGGCAGCCACGCCACCCTCGTAGCCCAGGCCGAGCTCCATCACCTTGCCGATCTGGCGCTTGTACCCGGTGGCGTCCTTCGGGTCGGTGTTGAACGCCCGGGCGTAGGCCAGCTTGTAGAGGTCGGGGCCCTTGCCCTGGTCGAAGTCGCGGAAGGCCTTGAGCTTCCACTCCTCGTTGCCGAGGTAGGCCAGCCCACGGCCCTCGATGTTGGACAAGTCGGCCACGGCCAGCTTCTTATGGGGCGGCGCGATGATCAGGCCGCGCACCAGGTTCGAGGTGAGCGCCATCACGTCGGTAAAGATGTCGTTGGCGAAGCCGCCCTTGAGCGCGGCCACGCCCTGCTCCTCGTACTCGCGCACCAGCGCTTCGTCGTCGGCCTCGAGATCCTTGGTGCTGCACAGGAAGTGGTCGGCCATGTGGCCCATGTCCGGCCGTGGCATGTTGTGCGGTTGCAGGATGCGACCGGCCCAGCGCGTGGTGCGCTGCGCCCCGGCGAACTGCGTGGTGTTGCGCACGCGGCCATCGGCCGAGGCGCTGTTGATCACGGCCTGGTACTTGGCGGTCGAGGTCTTGGTGGCCTCCAGGCGCAGCGAGATCAGCAGCTTGACGCCCTCTGGGAGCTCGGGGTCTTCGAGCCGGCGGCGCAGCGTGTCGGCGCGCATGTCCGGCAGGTCGACGCCGTACTCGGCCAGGATGTAGAACAGCATGTCGTCGCGCTTGCTGGGCCCGCTCACGAGCCCGTCGGTGGCGTCCTGGACCCGGTGCTTCAGGCGGGCCTTCTCGATGTCCACCGCGCGCACGGCGGCGTGCGCCAGGTCGAGGTCGATGCAGATGCCCCGGTCGTTGACGCGCTGGTCAAGGCACCACAGGTTGTGCTCGGGGTGGCCGATGCGGTAGTTCCACTTGGGCAGCTTCTGGTGGATGGCGCGCATGGCCACGATGTCCTGGCGGCTGTACTCGAGGAACTCGTCCCACTCGTCTGGGTGCGTCCAGCGGGTGGCGCGGCGCTCCTTCATGTTCTTCGGGCGCGGCTTGCAGAACAGCTGGATCAGCTGCTTGCCGCGCTTGTCCTTTTGCTGGTCGCTGTCGATGTTGAGCGCGGCGCCGATCTTGTCCAGGCCCCCCGGCAGCCCGTGCGCCATGGCCTGCACCATCGTGTCGATGATGCGCTCCGGGTCGACCTTGACGCCCCAGACGTGGCGCATCAGCGTCCGGTCGAAGTGGCTGTTGTGCAGCACCACCGGCGTGGTCTTCTCGTGCAGCCAGTGCGTGAGTTCTTCGCCGCGCTTGCGCGCGGTCAGGTCTTCGACCACCGGCTCAGCGTCGCCCAACGCCCACTGCGCGATCATGATCTCGGTGCTGGGGTGCTCGGCGTAGCGGTGCGTGCCGGCGCTCTTCAGGTCGGCTTCGCTGAATGTCTCGGTGTCGAGGTAGAGGGGAGTGGTCATAGGTCAGGAGTGGCGGGGCTCGATACCCAACGTCTTTGCTGCGCGTATAGCCAGCAACGCGATGCGCTTCGCCACACCCCTGACCTATGCCCACTGGGCAAGGAGCTATTCTGCAGATCCCCCGATATGCGTTGCCGCGTGGGCGGGGTACTTAAACGATGGGGCCAAAGTCAGTGGCGGGCACCCCATCGTTGATCATCTGCAGCTTCTTAACCAGGTAGCTACCCTGGCAGGATTCCCCACGCCCCGCATTGTTCTCGCTGTGTAGGGAAGGCACCGGAATCGAACCGGTCTCCAGCTGCTACTGCAGCTGCCACAGCGCCTTGCCGTGTTGCCCCCCGCACACAGCCCTCGTGAGAGGGCTGCGGGCTCAGTTTACGCGATGTCGTCGGCGTCGCTGCCGTCGCTCACGTCCTCGAACTCGTCCTCGCTCGCTGGGCGGCCGGCGCTGAAGGCGTCACCGTCCTTGGCGAACTGCACACCGCGCAGCTGCGCGTTGATGCGGCTGCCACCTTTGGGGTGGTCCTTCTGCGGCCAGAACTCGATGCTCGCGTTCACGAAGCAGCCGGCGTAGACCCGGCCGCTGGTTTGCTTGAGCGGGGTGCGGTCGCGGTCCAGCACGGTGGGTGGCACGTCGGCCTGGGCGCCAGCGCTGATGAAGTAGTTGCCCTCGAAGCCGTCGAACTTGGCCTTGAGATCGCCGTCGTGCAGCGCCAGGCGGTCCTGCTTCTCGAGCAGCTTCTTCGTGGCGGGCCACTTGTCGCCCCACTTGCCGGCGCCCACGGCGTCCATCTTCGAGCGGATCTCGGCGATCTGCGGGTGGTCCGTCGGGATGATCAGCGTGGCGCCGAAGCGGGGCTTGTCGCCGGGGTTCACGGCCTTGGCTTCCCACAGTTCAGGGAAGGCCAGGCGCACGCCTTTGAGGAGCATGCGGCCGGGGGTGTCGGTGGTTTTGGTGTCGCTCATGGGGATGGTCTTTCAATGGTTGTGCTGTTAAGCGATGTCGTCGTTGGTCACGTCTGCGAAGTCATCCACCGCCGGTGTGACCTGAATGGCCGGCCGTGGATCAGAGACGGGTGCCACATGAGGCTTGCCGTCGGTCTGTGTGATGAGCGCCTGCAGCTTGGGCCACTGGCGCTTGCCGATCTTCTCTGCCTTGGCCAGCTTGTCGGCCGTGGTGGGGGAGATCAGTTTCAGGTCGTACATTTCCTCCTGCTTGAGCCTGAACGTCTTGAGCATTTCCTCGGCGGCCTTGGCGTCGCTCCAGGTGCGGTTGCCTCGTTTGCCCTGCACCACCTTGTAGCCCGGCACGTCCTCGCCAGCCAGCAGACGGCGGTCGGTCTCGGCGCGCACCGCCTTGCACCAGTCCTCGATCTGGTCGACCTTGCTCATGCACGCGGCGAGCCACGCGACGGTGTCGTCCTTGCCAGGCGTGGCGATCTCGTCCAGGAAGTCGTCTGGCGCAGCAGCAACGAGACCACTGCCGCCTACTTCGGTCTCGACCACATTGCGCAGCGCCGGGCAGGTGGCCTTGACGCGGCAGAAGCGGCAGCTGTCCTCGGCCGGGCGCAGGAACGTCGACTCCCACTCGCTGTCGCCAGCGCGGTAGGTGCTGATGGCCGAGAGCGCGGACATGGCGGCCGGGGTCGCCTCGGTCTTGGCCCAGGCCAGCAGGTCTTCGATGGTGCAGTCCCACTCGCTGGGCTTCTCGTTGATGCGCGGCTGGCTGATCACCATGCGCACGCGCTTGAAGTCGCCCAGGTCGCCGAACTGCGCCAGCGCGCCGAGGGCGTACAGGCTCATCTGGTCGTTGCCTTCGGCGTCCACCTGCACGCCCATGCCGGTCTTCAGGTCGATGACGATGATCTCGTCGCCGCGCAGGATCACGGCGTCGCCGGTGCCCCAGGCCAGGTCGGCCTTCACGCCGAGGTAGCTGCTGTAGTTCAGCTTGCTCTCGACCATGAGGTAGCCGTCCTCGCCGGTGTACTCACGCACATGGCGCAGGTACACGTTGATGCACTCGGCCATCTCCTCGCTCTTGACGATGGTGAAGCCCTCGCACTCCACCTCTTCGTCGTAGGAGATGGCCATGCTGTTCACGCCGTAGGCGCTCAGCAACAGCTGGGCGGCCCAGTCGTGCGCCACGGTGCCCCAGGCGGCGTACTGGCTGGTGGAGTCGGGCTTGCCCTTCTCCATGGCCAGCTTGCCGGGGCACAGGCGAATGGCTTTGAAGCCACTCGCACTGAGCAGTGCGTGTGCTGGTTCGGTCATGCCAGGATCTCCGCGATCAGGTTGAGGAGAAGCATCGCGAACACAATCCAGTTGCCCACGCGCAGATCGGACCACGATGGTTGGTAGCCCTGGCGCATGCGGTAGCGGTCCACCAGCATGCCGGCAATCCACGCCACCAAGCCGATGCTGAGTAGGATGATGCTCATGGCTTCAGCGCTTTCTGCACAGCGGCGTCGACCTGGCTGGCGGTCACGGGCTTGAGCTTCTGCACGTAGGCCCACGCGTCCTTCGGCTCCATGAACGCGATGGCGTCACGGTGCTTGGAGGCCTCGGCGCGGAAGAACTCTTGGATCGCGGTGCTGTACAGCAACCGCGTCCGGTCGAAGGCCTGCACCTTGGCGCGCGCTGCGGCAATGTGCTTGGGCTCAGTGCCTTGCGCGCGCTTCAGGAAAGGGCCCATAGCGGGGAGGCCAAACAGTTCGCCAGAGCGGCGGTTTATGGCCTCGCGCTGGGCCGGTGTCATCTTGTCGGCCATGTCAGTGGCTCCTTGCTTTGTTGCGCCGCTTCGCAGCGGCTCGTTGGAAGGCCTTGGTGCCGGTCTGGCGGTGGGGGCGCTTGCCGCCCTTGCCACGGCTCTCGTAGGGGCCGATGGCGTTGAACGCCATCTGCTGGCTAGGGCCGGGCATGGGGTGCGCGGCCATGACAGCGCCGATGGCCGCCATCATGGCGCGCACAGCCTTGAATGGCTGGCTGCGCTGCATCACGCCACCTCGGCGGTGAGCTCAGCGTGCAGGGCGATGACGCGGTCGCGCGCCTCGGCCCAGCGCGTGGCCGGCAGTTCCTTGAAGGTCGGCGCGCCCATTTCGGCAGCGATGGCCAGCACCTTGGCCTTTGGCTCGGCGCCCAGGCCAGCGACCTTGAAGACCTCCTTCTGCAGGTCGCTGTAGGGGATGGTCTCAGCGTCGGTCGCGCCGGCTGATTTCGAGCCCTCGGTCGAGGAGGCACTGGAGGCAGCGTCGGTCGCCGGTTGTGAAGAGGCCGCAGCAGCCGGCGGGGAGGCCGGCTTCTTCTCGACTTTTCCCTCGGCTTTGGCCTTCTCAGGTGTGGGCGCCGGGGTGGCGTTCTTCTCGACAACGGCGGTGGCATTGCCGGCCATGGCGCCGAGCAGGCGGGCTGCCTCGGTCAGGCTGTCGAACTCAAAGGTCAGGATGATCTTGCTCATGGGATGGTTCTCAGGTTGAGGTTTGCAGGGTGGGAGATCAGATGGCCAGGCGGGCGAGGATGTCGATCAGCTGGCGGTTGGCGATGCGGACGCGGTTGGCGTGGTGGGCCAAGCCGACGACCAGCGCCGAGTTGGTGTAGCCGCAGCTGTCGACGCTGGGTTGTTCCGGGTCGCACGGCGCGGCCTCCAGCGCGCCGTCCAGGCGTTCGTACAGGCGCTGGATCAGTTGGGCCTGTTCGTCCAACTGATAGACCATGTCGGCGGTGGCGCGGGAGAGGGGGATCTCACGCAAAATGTCGCCCTTCTGGGGTGGCGGCATCGCGCGGCCAGCGTCGGTGTCGCGGCGCAGGAAGCCCGGGGCGTCGGCGGCTTGGCGCTCTGCGCGGTGACGCATGTCTAGTGGGTCGTAGCGGCTGGTGGTATCGAAGGCCATGATGCTCAGACCGGTTCGCTGGAGGAGGGCGCGCCGTTGTAGGCGGGCGAGAGGAGCTCGACGCGGTTGCCCGGCGCCTCGTTGGTATGCGCGATGGCGGCACTGTTGCGCGGCGCCTCGGTGTCGAACGCCTCGTAGTCGATGAAGTTCACGCCGCTGTACTTCAGCACCACGAACTTGCCGTCGGCGACGGCCTTGCGAGAAGCGGACTCGACGGCCTCGCTGTTTTTCTGGATGATCTGGTTCAGGTCGTTCATGGAAGTCCTCAAAGGTTGGTTGAAACTCATCAGCAGGTGCTGAGCGCTGAGTGTAGCATGTGCTGCACGTTGCGCTCAGCTTTTCTGTGATTTATTTTGGCTTGCGGCCGGGGCCGGCTTCGCGCGGTTGGATAAACCCATCGACCCCGATCATGCCGACGAGGGCCGCGTGCACCGCGCTAACCGCGCGGCGGGCGTCGGTCTTGTCGCGGTGCCCTTGACTGCTTTGGCACATCGTTTCCCCGTTGGCGCCGACCAACCGCCAGTTGACCCGCCAGCCGTCCGGGTCTAGGGGTCGGGTCAAGCCCCCTTTAGGTCCGCGCAAAACGCGGCCTGTCCAGTAATACCCGATCTTCGGTTTGCGTGCGGCCATGGTGCGGGCTCCTAGTTGCTCTGGCCCGGGGGCCAGAGCGGGTTGCGGTTGACTTACTTGGCCGCCAGTCGTGCACGCACGATGGGGTCGTTGCCGGTGTAGCCAGCCACGGGCGCGGAGGCTGCGGCAGGAGCAGCGGCGGCCACCTTCTTCACGGGGCACTTCGTGCCGGCGGCTTCCATCGCGGCTGCGATCTCGGCCTTCTGGCACAGGCGAGCCAGCGCGGCGGTGGTCTGGCCCACAGCCTGGAGGGCCTGCGCGTCGTAGCGCAGGTCGCAGCTGTCGTCGGTCCAGGTGGTGCCGAACGACAGGCCGAAGGTGCCCTGCGCGCCGACGCTGGAGGAGCCCATGCAGGTGCCGTTGCTGGCCGTCAGCGGTGCGGCGTAGGCGGTGGCCGCCGTGCGGTAGGTCTCGGCCGCTTCCACGGTGATGACGTTGCCGCCGGAGTTCGACACAGCCTTCTGCGCTTGGCCCTGGATCTGGCCTTGTTGCTGGCCCTGCACGTTGCTCACGTCGGTTCGCACCGAGGTGATGTTCGTGGCCGAGGCACCGGCGGTGGCCGACGCTGCAGCTGCGGCGCCAGCGGTGGCCGAGGCGTTGCCGCCAGCGCCGCCCGCACCACCTTGGTTGTTGGTGGTGTCACCAAAGTTGACGGCCATGGCCGAGGTGGAGATGAAGGCCAGAGCGGCCAGGGAGAGGAGAGTGCGTTTCATGGTGATGCCCTTTCAAGGCGTTGAGGTTCAAAAAATTCAGCGGATTGCTGAAACTTGACTATAGCAGATGCTGTGGTGAATGTGTGCGTGAAAGATTTCACGAAGCCGTGCGAATCATTTCGTTGAGCCTGTCGGCCAGCACCTTCGCCTCGTGGGCGATGACACCCGCCTGGCCGGCCAGCTTGGTGAGCTCGTTGCCGTCGACCATGCGCGTGCGGCCGATCTTCGCCGGGGTGTACAGGTGGGCCATGCCTTTGAACACCTGGGGCGTGAACTCGGCAGCCTCGTCGAACCAGACGGCGTCATGCCGGCGGCCCTGGATCTCGACCGGCTTGCTGGGGAGCAGAGCGTTGCGCTGCTCGGCCCAGCGTAGCCATCCGGCCTTGTCGGTGAAAGGCACCTGAAACGTCCCGTGCTCCGGGGCGCCGTCGCGCAACACCCACCACGCGTTGTTCCAAAAGACGCAGCCCCTTGCCGGGTCGATGCGCGGCACGCGGGCGTCTTCTGGCCAGTAGTCGGTCCAGCAGTGCACCGGGTTGCGCTCGGGCCCGAGGCTCTTTACGTTGTCCTCTGGCAGACAGCGCTGGTACCAGACGGCACCGTCCCAAAAGCGCCAGAAGTCAGTGAAGTCCATCGCGCGGGGCTTGGGTTCGGTGGTGGCGTTCCACCACCCGGCGTGGGGTGGGTTGCCCTTGTTCCAGATGCGGTGTGTGGCTGTCGATTTCATGTTGTGGCTCCTTGTTGAAAATGGGTGTTGTGCGCGGGGCAGTAGTGGTTGCGGCAGACCGACCCGCAGCTGCCGGGGCAGGGTTCCTTGGCGACGTGCAGGTTGGCGTTGAACAGCTGGCGCTCGCTCGGCGGCTTCGCCGGGGTGGGCGGTGCAGCAGGGAAGCGGAAGCCCAAGGCGTGGAGTTCTCCGTTGAACGCGCCCATCTCAATTTCCTTTCAGGGTGTTGGCGCAGCTGGCGCAGTAATAGGCTTTGAACGGGGCGCCGTCGAGGTCGGCAAAGCCGGTGCCCTCCCAGACCTCGGCGGCGCACATGGTGCGGAACCCGGCGGGCGCGTTGAGCACCTGCTTGGGGTTGACGCAGCGGCCCAGCCGGGCGGCGCCCAGCCCGTGGCGCTTCAGGATCGGGTTGAGCACGGTGCTCACAGGGATGGGTTGCAGGTTCACTCGGTGGCTCCCAAAAAGCGGATGAAGAAAGCGGGGTTGAACTCACCCCACTGGTCGGCCCGGGGGCCGATCAGCTGGCCGTCGCCGGTGTCGGGGCAGTAGGCGGCGTAGCAGTCTTGACCGAACACGGCCCCGAGCGCGGCGCCCAGCGCGTCCAGCTGCCGGTAGCTGGCGTCAGCCAGCTTCGCCACCAGCACGTTCTCGTGGACGGTCTCGCCGTCGCGCTGGTAGCTGGTATCGGTGCGGTACATGCTGGCCTGCGGGTCGATGTGGCGCAGCAGGGCGCGCACGGCGCGGTCCCGCTCGGTGATGGCCGGGCCCTCGTTGGGTTGGCCTTCGATGTCGAGGCCGATGTTCAGTTCGATGGTGCTCATGGGTTACTCCAGTGGTTGGACGTGGAGCACGACCTCGGTGGTGCCGTGCTTGGTGGCGTTGGTGCGAACGATCTTCACGCCGATGCGCTCGCAGAGCAGAGCGATGGCCTTGTCACGGTCGGCGTCGGTCAGGCTGTCGCCGACCATGCCGAAGCCGTAGAGCACGTCCTCGAACACGGCGTCGCCGTTCTGGTTCAGTCGGACCATGGCTCAAATCTCCTTGGTTGCGTGGATGAAGTTGGGGTCGGTCTTGCGGTCGCGCTCGTCGCTGAAGTCCGAGCAGAAAAACTGGGTGACGGTCGGGCGCTCCTCCATCCACAGGCTGATGGGCTCCACACCCAGTTCGCCACAGAGGGCGCGCACGGCGCCGTTCACGCCGGTCCAGCCGTCGGGGCGATGAGGGTCGTATTCAGCCCGCACGACCAGCAGGTATTCGCCAGTGGCCACGCGGTGCTCGACCTTGCCGCTGCCGTGCTTGAAGCCCAGCCGGCGCAGCGCCTTGGCGGCTGCGATGACGGGGCCGCCGATTTTGCGGGGGTCGGCGGGCATGGGGATGTTCAGTTCGACGATCATTTCAATTCTCCTGATGGCGCCGCGCGATGACGGTAAGGGTGAAGCGGTTGCGGATCGTGCCGCCCTCGTGGGCGGTGGCAGCGAGCCACTCGATGGCGGTCGACCAGCGCCAAGCAACCTGGCGTGTCCCGTAGCTGTCGGTGATGAGGTACATGGGTCAGTCCTTCAGGCCGAACATCGACAACCAGACTTCGGCGGCCAGCTTGTCGCTGGCGTCGGCATGTGGCGACGTGAGGTTGCGCACGTGTCGGATGGCCACCTCGGCATGATCGAGGCGCTCGAGCGCAGCCTGCACCACGTCAAGACGCACGCTGATCCACTCGGCGTGGGGCTCTGGGTGGGGGCCCAGCGGGATTGACTCGCGCAGGTACCGCATAGCGAGAGCGGGCTTCATGCGACGTCCAGACGATACCGGCCGAGGGTGGTGGAGTAGAGAACGTGTGGGCCGTTGGCGTAGAGGTAGGACACCACCACAGCCACCGCGAAGGGGTTGGTTTCGCGCACGGTCTTGGAGTCGGCCACCGCGAGGGTGATGGCTTCGTGGTCGGTCTTGCCCTGGGCAACAACGCCAGCGCCGCCGGCAATCAATCGAGCTTGGTACATGTCAGATCCTTGGTTGAGTGAAGCGATGACTGCAATGTAGCACCTGCTGAAGTCTGTGTCCACACCGCTCGTCGGATTGTGCAGCGACCAGCTAAGCGCTATACTCGCGCGGACCATTCCCCCACCCCACCTGAGACCCACCCATGACCACCATGCTTTCGCACTGGATGCGCAAGGCCACCGCCGCCCAACAGCAGGAGCTCGCCGCAGCGTTGGGCACCTCGCGCGCCTACCTCTACCACCTGGCTGCCAGCCCCGACAAACGCTACGCCCGAGAGCCAGCCCCCGCTCTCGCGGCGCGCATCGAGGAGGAGACCGAGCGCATGCACAAGGCCAGTGGCGGCGTGCTGCCCCAGCTGTACCGCTCGGACCTGAACAGCGCCTGCCGGCAGTGCCAGTTCGCGGCCAAGTGCCTGGGCTCCATCGTCAACCGCTCGGACTTCGACGCCGTGATCGAGGACGTGTCGGGCGACACCGAAGGCGGTGCGCCATGAGCCGGGCGCTGCAGCTGGCGGAGCAGCACAAGGGGCGCGCCGATGATTGCGGCGAGCTTGCGCGGGCGGTGCTTGAGGCAGTGGCACCCCCTGTGCCCGAGCCGAAGTGGCCGCCGTGCCGTGGAGTGCCGCGTGCTGGGTGCAACTACCTTGCTGCGTGCGACTCGATTTGCAACAAGTGCGGTCAGGTGCATCGCTTTCCCGATGCAACCCACACGCAGCCAGCGAGTGAGCCTGTTGCGTGGCATGTAAACCATCACGGAAGCTGTCAGATTTTTACGAGCCTTGATGGCCTCGATTTGACGGAATGCACTGTTGCGCCGCTCTACGCCACCCCGCAGCCAGCAGCCGCCCCGGTGCTGCACGTCCCGGTACTGCACGTCCCGCTGCATGGCGTCGAGTTGCGGGCCGAGTGCCGCTCGCGCTTCCTGGAGTCGTTCACGGTCATCGTCGACCCCGACGTGCCTGATGGTGAGGCGCACCTGGTGCACGGCGGCCGGGTCATAGCCAAGCTGGTGCTGTCATGAGCGACTGCATCATCAACTGGCGCTTCGGCAGCTACCACTTCCAGATCCACCGCAACAGCCCGCACTTCACGTTCAGCCAGAACGACTACTGGCTGCGCAACAAGCCGTCGCGCTGGTTTGAGAGGTATTGACATGATGTTCATCGCTCTACAGCTGTTGGCCGTCGCGCTCTTCGCGGTGGCCGTCTACCTCGAGGCCGTCGGCGCGCGGGGCGCCCCCACCACGTTCGTGGCCGGCGCTGCGGTGTCGTTCCTGTCCGGGTGGGTGGCATGAAGCCTTGCGTCGACCACGGGCAAAGGGGTGACGAACACGGCTACGGCCGGGTGGTCGTGGCTGGTGTGAGAGTGCCTATCCACCGCTTTCTCTACTGCGTGGCCAACGGCGTCGAGCTAGACGCTGTGGGCGAGCAGCTGACACTGCATGCGTGCGACAACCCGCGCTGCATTGAGCCTTCACACCTTCGGCTGGGCACGCACGACGAGAACATGGCCGACATGTCTCAGCGTAGACGCCATCGCAACTCAACACTCAGCCCCGCTGCGGTGGCTGACATCAGGGCGAACTGCAAGCCGGGCAAGGTGGGAGACCACCAAACGAACCCCGCCGGCTTGCGCGCTTTTGCCAAAAAGTACGGCATCAACCACCGCTCAGTGCGCAACGTGCTGGCCGGTGTGAGCTACCGCCACGAGTAATTTTCAAGGACCGTCAGGCGAGGCATCTGCCGCGCAGCCGAAAGGCTGTACGGGGTGGTGCTCGTGGCAGGTGTCTCACCTGACGGCCCTTTTCTTCAACGCACCACCCTAGAAACAATGACCACATCACGCTGGGGCGCAACGCCCGACGACTGGAATTTCCTCTGCACCCAAGGCATCACCACCGACCTGCTCCCTGTGGTCTCGAACCCGCAGGCCGTGATCTCGGAGCGGTCGGCCATGAAGGATCTGGGCAAGACGCCATCGCGCTACAACGGCGCGCGGGAGGCCGTGGGCATCCCGAAGTGGACCACGGCCCAGACCGAAGAGCGCGAGGTCAAGCGCTGGCTGCAGGACGGCGACCTGGGCATCTGCGTGCAGACGCGCAGCTGGCGCGCCATCGACATCGACATCGCTGACCCAGCCCGCGCGGCCGAGGTGCGTGAGCTCATCGAGATGACCGCCGGCAAGATGCAGCTGCGCATGCGCCCCAACAGCGGCAAATGCCTGCTGGTCTTCCAGTACGACGGCCCGCTGACCAAGCGCGTGATCAAGACCCAGGACGGCATCATCGAGCTCCTGGCCACGGGCCAGCAGTTCATCGCCGTGGGCACCCACACCTCGGGCGTGCGCTACGAGTGGCCCGAGGGGCTGCCTGGCGAGCACTTCCCCGTGGTCGAGCTCACGCTGCGCGAGATCGACGACCTGTGGGCTGGCCTGATGTCGGTGTTCGGCCTGTCGCAGACCGAGCAGAAGGCCGGCGTGCGGCCCACGGTGGCGCGCTCGCACGAGCAGATGCATGGCGACCCCCTGGTGCCGTTCCTGCAGGACAACGGCTGGGTGCGCAGCTACGACAACGACGGCCGGGTCCATGTGCGCTGCCCATGGGAGGACCAGCACACCACCGACTCGGGTGACACCGCCACCTCGTACTTCCCCATCGGCGTTGGGGGCTTCGCCAATGGTGGTTTCAAGTGTCTGCACGCTCACTGCGACACCAAGCACCTGGGCAACTTCGAGCAGGCCGTCGGGTTCATCGCCAGCGAGTTCGAGATCATCCCCGAGACCCCGCCACCACTGGTGCAGGGCGAGAGCCAGCCAGGCGTCGGCCGGGCGTTGGGCCTGTTCGACACCGACGAGGCCTGGCCGGTGCTCACGCGCACCAGCAGCGGGGCCAAGAAGGGCCGCATCGAGTGCACGGCCAACAACATGCTGCTCATGCTCGCGCGCCCCGACATCGTGCGCTGCCGCGTGGCGCTGGACAAGTTCAAGCAGGTCATCCTGATCGAGTGGGCGCCCGAGCTCGCGGCGCAGAACAGCCCGGGCGATGAGCCTGGCCAGTGGCGCCCGCTGGGTGACAGCGACTACATCTACATCCAGCAGCAGCTGGACCTGCGCGGCGTGTCCGACCCCTCCACCGAGAAGGTGCGCGCAGCGGTCAGGGCGGTAGCTGCCAGCTTCGCGTTCGACAGCGCCATGCTGTGGGCCCGGGGCCTGCACTGGGACGGCGCGGAGCGCATCCCTGAGTTCTTCTCGCGGTACATGGGTGTGGCCGCGTCGGCGTACACCACAGCGGTGTCCAACTACATGTGGACGGCCATGGCCGGGCGCTGCCTGAGCCCAGGCATCAAGGCCGACATGGTGCCGGTGTTCATCGGCGAGCAGGGCTCGGGCAAGACCTCGCTGGTGGAGGCCCTGGCACCGGAGCCGGGCGCGTACCTCTCGGTGGACTTGTCGCACCGCGACGACAACCTGGCTCGCGCCATGCGCGGCAAGCTGGTGGGCGAGCTCGGTGAGTTGCGCGGGCTGCAGACGCGCGAGGCCGAGTCCATCAAGGAGTGGCTCACGCGGCGCTCGGACGAGTGGGTGCCCAAGTTCGTGGAGTTCGCCACCGTCTACCCGCGCCGGATCCTGTTCATCGGCACCGGCAACAACGAGGAGTTTCTGAGCGACCCCACAGGCTCGCGGCGCTGGTTGCCGTTGATGGTGGGCAGGACCGACATGGAGGCGCTGGTGCGGGATCGCGACCAGCTGTGGGCCGAGGCGGTCATGAAGTTCGACCTGGAGGGCATCGCCTGGCGCGAGGCGCACGACCTGGCCAAGCACGAGCACGAGGACTTCAGGGTGGTGGACGCCATCGAACGCGACATCCAGACCTGGCTCGAGACCGACGGCATGGACGACAAGGAGGGCGTGCCAAGGGGCTCTCAACCGTTCCACATCAGCGTTTTGATGGCGGGTTTGGGCAAGGCGGGGGCCGGACGTGCGGACCAGATGCGGTTCGCTGCGGCGCTGAAAGCGCTCGGCTACAAGGTGCGCGTGACCAAGGATGGAGCCCGCAGTGTGCGGGTTTGGGTGAAGGCATGAGCGTGCAGCTTTTTGCACGTTTCATTGGGCGAAAAGCGCTGAATTTCGCTACGACCTTGGTCGTAGTGGATGGTGGAGGTCGTAGCGCAAAAAGCCCTTTGAAATCAACACCTCCTACGTCCTCTACTACCTCTACGACCTATCTCTATAAAGGATGGGAGAATAGGTATACTGGGTTTTTATACAGTATTGTTACATTTGTTACATATTTGGGGGCCTCTAAGGAAAATGGATGTAGAGGTCGTAATGGACGTAGAGGTCGTAGCGTGCAGGTTTTTGCGCATTCGCGCGTTCAACGGTGAAAGGGCGACAGCGATGAGCAAATTGGTCCCGCGCAATGACAGGGGCAATGTGATCGGTGAGGCGCACCATCGCGCACAGCTGACCGACGCTGACGTCGAGTTGATCCTCTACCTGCGCTTCGAGGCTCACCTCACGTACCCAGCGATCTGCGACAAGTTCGACGATGGCGGCTTCAAGCCCAGCCGGGAGACGGTGCGCGACATCTGCCTGGGCAAACGGCGCAGCCAGCTGGCGGTGCGCTACGGGCCAGCGGTGCGCCGCAAGAAGCCCTGAGCGGCGCATAGAACCGCAGCGCTGCGCTACAACGCGCAGATGACTGACGACTCCTGGGTCCAACCCTTCCTCCAATCGCTCGCTGCCACCGGCATCGTGTCCCGCGCCTGCGAAGCAGCCTGCGTGACCCGAGCCCGGGTGATGGCGCGCAAAGCCAAGGACGCCGACTTCGCGGCCGGCTTCGAGGACGCCATGGAGCAGGCTGTGGACATGGCCGAGTCGGAGGCCTGGCGCCGCGCCATCAAGGGTGTGACGCGCATCGTGATGCACAAGGGCATCCCGGTGTGGCAGGTCAAGCGCGTGGCCCAGCTGGACCCCGACACGCTAGAGCCCACCGGCGAATTCCGCTTTGAGCACGTCCTGGACGACAACGGCCAGCCCATCCCCTACGTCGAGCACGAGTACAGCGACGCGCTGCTCGGCCGGATCTTGGGCGCGCACCGCAAGGCCTACAGCACCGAGCGCACCGAGATCACGGGCGCCGATGGTGGCGCGCTGAAGATCGACAGCGGCAAGCGCGCAGAGCGCATGCAAGCCCTCATGGCCATGGCAGCATCACGACGGGACGAAGCGCGGCGCCTGGAGGCCATGGCGGGCGAGCACGGGGACATTGCCTGATGCCGCGCGCACCGAACCAACGCCAGGCCTCGCCCTTCGGCTTTGCGCAGCCAGGCGCCACCGGGCCCACAGGACCAGCAGGCCCTCGTGGGCTGCAGGGTGAGATAGGGCCAGCAGGCCCCACCGGGCCGATGGGACCGCCTGGCCCAGCCGGCGTGATGGGCCCAGCAGGCATAGGCCTGCCAGGCGCCACTGGCCCAGCGGGGGAGCGAGGCGCCAAGGGCGATACAGGCGACACCGGGCCGCAAGGACCAACCGGCCTCACTGGTGCGACAGGTGCTCAAGGCCCACAGGGTGAGCGCGGACTGCAAGGCGATACCGGCCCAGCTGGCCCCACCGGCGCCACTGGACCACAGGGCCCAGCTGGTGCGACAGGCGCCACTGGCCCAGCAGGCACAGGTGGTGGCGCATCACCCATCGCCATCACCATCACGGTGCCAGCCCCGACCTTCTACGACGAGGAGGTCGTCGCAGTGCCGGGGCTCACGACCGACAGCGTGGTGCGTGCGGCGCTTGCACTGCGCACCGATGCCGAGAATGACATCGAACACGCAACCGACATCGGGCTGCGCCTGTTCGCTCAGGCCGAGGTGGACCAGATCCGTTTCGTGCTGACAGCTGACACCCGATTCACAGGCCCCATCCCCATCGTCTACGAGGTCACACCATGAGCATCTTCCGCAACCTAGCAGGCGCCTTCGTGCCCGTGCGTGAGCAACGCGCAATCAGCGGCACGCTCAACGTGCTCAACGGTGAGGTCGTGCTCGACGTCAACGGCGACCAAGCAGCGCTGGTGTACATCGGCAGCACGTCCTTCATCGGCACGCTGGAGTTCACGGGCTCGGCCGACGGCACGAACTTCTTCCCCATCATGGCCTACCCCTACGCGGTGGGCTCAGTGGGTGGCACGCTGCCGCTGTCGGCCCAGCCCGTGCTGGTCGACGCGCTCGTGGCAGCCAACACGGCGCGCGCCTACTCGGTGCCCTGTGGCCAGCTGCGTAAGGTGCGCGTGCGGGCCTCGGCCTACACCTCGGGCTCTGCGCAGTGCACGATCAACAGCGACACGATGGACCCGCTCAACCCGGGTGTGAACTCTCGGCCATCCACGCTGTGCGTGAGCGCCACCGGCGCTGCAGGTGCTGCGGTCACCGCCACGCTGCCGTTGGTGGCTGGCCTGCGCCATGTGGTCGACTACATCCAGGTCACACGCTCGGCCACCGCCGCGCTGACCGCCTCGGCCACACCGGTGGTGGTGACGACCACGGGCCTGCCGGGCAACCCCGCGCTGACCTTCGGCCAGGACGTGGCGGGCATCGGTGTCGACAAGGAAGTCAAGCTGGACTTCGGCAGTTCGGGCATCGCAGCCACCGCGCTAGCCACCGCCTCCACGGTGGTGTGCCCAGCCTACACCGGCGTGATCTGGCGCGTGAACGTGGCATACCGGCTGGGCGCATGACCGCAGCCGAACTCGCCGAGCTCGAGGGCTACCTGACAGACGCCGAGCGCGCAGAGCTTGACGCGCTCGTGGCGGCTGACCTCGAGCAGCACCTGTGGTACCCGCTGCCCGGCCCACAGACCACAGCGTTCAACAACCGGGCCGACATCATCGGCTTCGGTGGTGCAGCTGGCGGCGGCAAGACCGACCTGGCCTGCGGCAAGGC